TTGTCTTTGAGATAATCCTGTGTTTCAGTATCATCTTCGTCTACTCTCATAATAACCTCAATGCAATTTGGGTCAGAAACTGAAGTGAAAACCGTACACAACATCTTATTGAGATGTTCTACTCTTTTTCTAGTTGGCACCATTACTGTACAGAGCATGTCTTTTCCTTTTTAAACATAGGAATAGGATTCATTTTGTGTAAATTTCTATTCCTATGAGAGAAATAGGTATTTAATGTTGAATCAAATTTTTCATCACCTGTTGGGTAAAAATCTTCTAAACCATTTTTCTCCGCATACATCATTGCTTTTTCTATTTCATTATATGATGCACCAAGTTGATCCTCATCTGTTCTTCCATCATCCCAAAGTCCGTCTGTTGGTGGTGCATCAATAATCTCTTTTTTTATTCCAAGTTCTTTTGCCAATTCGGAAACTTCTGTTTTCATCAAATCTGCAATGGGACTTATATCTACTCCACCATCTCCATACTTTGTAAAAAATCCTACACCAAAATCTTCAACCTTATTTCCAGTACCAACAACGATACCCGCATTTGCTCCTGATATTTGATACAGTGTTGTCATTCTTATTCTTGCGCGGGAATTTGCTAATGAAAGATTATTCTTATCCTTCTCTTTAAAACAATCAGAAAATGTTTCAAAAGTTTTTGTTAAATCAATTTTTTGTGATTCGACATTTATAAAATTTTCTTTTAACCAATTAATATGGTCATCAGACCTAGAATCTAAAGTTTTATTTTGATGAATGGGCATGTTGAGGACTATAACCCTCAACCCTGTTCTGGCACAAAGTGCAGAAGTTACAGCAGAATCAATACCACCTGAAACACCAACTACTAAAGTTTCTAACCCATGATTCTCTGCATACTCACGAATCCAATCAACTATATTTTCAAACATTAAACTTCTCCTCACATTCGTAAATATAATCCGAACATACTGCATAAAATCCGTTTTGGTTGTATCCCTCAACAGATTCAGAAGACAACAAAGGAACAATACATTTATCTGTCATTTTATTTGTTAAATCGTGTGACCAAATATAACCATTACTTGTCAATGTATATTTATCTTGTTCATGACAAAAGAATCTCAAATCAGTTTCTATAATTCGAATTAATGCTTCATATTCTTTTACATGAATCCATAAATTTTCTTTTCTTTCAATTAACCACTCCAAAGAAACTCCATGTTCTGGTCTATCATGTCCTAACCACAATTCACCATCTTTAAACCGAACATCAATTTCTACATCATATCCTTTTGATATTGCTTCATCGATATAATCAGGGCTGTTCTCTCTTTCAGGATTTAGTCCGTCAAGATTTCCTCTGTGAGATATGAAGGTAATATTACTCATTACATTTCTCCAATAATGAAATATATTCACTCGCACATTTTTCTAATGTGAGATTCTCTAATATATATTCTCTTGGAGAGAACTCATCCAGTCTCTCTAAAAATTCATCGAATCTGCCCAAATCTTTATGTTTAATTCCACACCTATCATCGAAGTAGGGTGCGGATGTCGCTCCCGGACATTCGTTAGGTTTAAATTGATGAGTAATATTATAATCAATAACATATATCGGTATATTCATTGAAAGGATTTCTTGATATGCTATTCCTTGAGTTTCGGTGCAGGATATCATAACACAGAATCGTGAAGATTGAGCAATTTCAATAAGTTCTTTTTCGTTATATTCCCCATATATAATTTCTTTAAATTTAATATTGCTGTCTATGAGTTTTCGTAATAAATTTTTTAAATTAATTCCTCGTGAAATTCCGAGTGGATGAAAAAAAAGATCATTGCAAGAATGACAAAGGGGGGCTTGTTTATAATATATCAAACAATCTATTTTTTTGTCCCCCTTTCTCGGAACAAAATGATTAGTATCAATGCCCACTGGCCAAACATAAACATTATGTTTTGAATCCAATTGGGTTATATACTTGTCTTTCATCCATTTTGATGGTGTTACAATATTTCTTTTCTTTTTCCAAACAAGAGGATCACATTCATTGGGAAGGACAAAATGATTTGGTCCAATTAAAGCACTTTCTTTAAGTTCTAATAAAGGATAAGATTGTAACACACCTGTATATTTCAATAATGTGTTATGATGAACCTCAACGCCTAAAGAAGTTAATCCTGCGATAAGATTTTTTGCAACTTTACCAGGACCATTCTTTTTTTGGGGCCATATATCTGCATAGTATAATCCTATCTCACCAATCATATCTCTTCAATTCTTTTCACTTTATCGTCTATCAATAAATCAAAATTTGGTTTATTTCCAAGTTCTAAACTATGAAATTTACATCCCCATTCATCAAGTTGTTTCCTTGTCAAATCTCTATATTTGTTCATCCGTTCTTCGTTGTCTGGTTGAGAAGAACCTCTGGCGGTCCAATAAGTAATTATATTACCTTCATCGTAAAGTTTGTTTATCTTTTCTATATTTTCATAACTAGGTTCTGCCAACTCATAAATTCTTCTTTCAGGAAAGAAGCATATAGTTTCATCAATATCTACAAATATTTTTCTTGGTTCACCTTCTGGAGAGAACCGCAGGTTTTCTTCTTTGCTCACTACTTTCATGATATCCTTTCCAATAATTATAACACTTCACTAAATCCTCTTCGCTATTAACTTGATTTCCTTTCAAGATAGTAGCCCATGCCTCAAAATTCTCAACCTCATCTGGTGTTCCAAACACAGTAACATATGGAGTATCATAATATCCTACTTTCAATCCATCTTCAACCAAAAGATTATAGACTAATGTTACATAATATTCACCATTGTAATTAATATCTCTTTCTACCATCTCCTCGAAATACTTCTTAACATAAGAACCTTTCCGATAATAATAGATACCAGTAGAAGCATGTTCATTCATTGGATTGTCTGTGTAACATTCCTTTTCCTTAATTTCCTCCAGAAGCCCATCTTTATCTTTGACAAATGCCATCTTAGTGTTGGCAAGAGTGTGGGGGTGAAATCCAGTATGAGTAAGAACACAACCGTCCAATTCATTCTCTCTGATGTACTTCATAAAATCATCTCTATCCCATAAATAAGGATTATCGCAATAAGAAATGATTACTTCTTCGTCATCATCTATTTCATCATAAATGGTTTTAACTGTATGAACAGGGCCCAACTTGTGTTGAGGCATAAAGTATATTTTTGAATCTGGTTTAAGTTCATATAAAATCTCTCCTAAATTTGTATTGTCTATATGATCATTATTACAAATAAATACAAACTCATCATCATCCGAAAACATGTCCAGAATATATTCAATGATTCTTTTTCCATTTACCCTAATAATGGGTTTAGGATCAACATATCCTTTATCTACAAATCTCTGACCTGTTCCTGCCATCGGCACAATAATTTTCATACTAACTGACTCCTATACTTTTCAGATTCCATATTCTGTATTTTTTCAATTTCTTTCTTCATTAAATATTTTGGGGTCAACCCCACATCATTCATTAATTCTATCATGTATGTGTTCATTGCTAAATTCTCATCACTTAATGCAATTGCATCTGGAAAAAGATATTCATCACCTTCTTCAATGTTACCATTAAATTTAAATTTAAAATTGGTTGCATTATTCATTAACCATGACTTACACTTATCACTAATATATTTAGTTGTTTCGTATGCATTATGAATATCAACATCGCAAACAACCAAACCATGGTTTTCTAAAAAGTAGATTGGAGCCTGTCTATAACTACCAATTGCGTTTGATAAATCTACACCCGGAGTAGAATATGAAACAAATTCATAATCCAAACTACCGAACAATACCCCAAGTATTTGCTCTGCTTCTTTAGAACAAAGTATGGTGTTAAGATATATTGGATGTGTATGTATTACATTCTTTTCTAGGTTATAATGCATCCCTGTTTCCATTGATGGTCTTTCGTTAGACTCAAACAACTTAGACTTCCATAGTTTACTTCTATAGATATCATCATTATCAAAATATGATGAAAGCAAATGTACATTACAAATGCAATGTCCTCCAAAGATGTTGATTTCTTTCATACGAGAACCAGAAGATGTGATAATCAATTTATCATTTATCTTATATGATACATTACCACCCCTGCTTTGTACTAAATCAAATTCACTTGATAAGGAATTGCACACATCAATAAACGAAAAATGTTTTTCATAAGCAACACTCAACACTTCCATTAACTCTTCTGCATTAGAATTAATTATATCATAAGTTAAAACAACTTTACCATCTTTATTTTTCTTAAACCGAATTATAACATCTGCATATTTTCTTTGAGTGTCTATGTGTTTTCTTTCATCATCCCTTCTTCTTTTAAGAGTGTCTTCAACTTGTTCTTTGGTGTATCCTCTCTTTTTTGTATCTCTTTGTATCTTCCATTCTCTTTTTAAATCTTCAGCAGTGTCAATAAAAATTTTTATCCAAGACATATCCCGAACTCTGACATCATAAAGTGCATGAAGACCTTCATAAACAATAAACTTGGCAGGATAGATGTTTATACTCGGTCCAAACTTACCAGTGTTGTGATCATATGAACAATGAACAATTTTATCATTACTCTTTAATGTTTTAAGATGTTCATATCCTAATAGAAGATTATTTGCTTCTGGATTTAAATGAGTATATGTGTCCCAGTTGGAATCACCTCGTTCCCATTTATGTAAATCGTCCCCACTAAATATCAATGCCTTTTCATTTGGCAAAGCAATAGAAATAAGACGAGAAATGGTTGTTTTACCCACTCCTGAACTTCCAGAAATTGCAATAATCTTATTCACTAATTGTCCCCGCTGGCTCTAAAATACCAGACAATTCTATAATTCTGTTTAATGCATCTTCTTGTTTTTCATATGGACGCTCACAATGAATGTCTACTATTTCCTTACCACTCTTCAATCTTTCGGGATCATAATTATATTCTTTGGTGTCATTATTCCAAGTGCTTCTATCAATTCTATTGATTGAATTGTGATAGCAATAACCATGAAAAGAAATTTCCTTATTCTGTATAGCATTAAAAACTTGTTCAGACGAATAACTTTCCTCTGCGCACCAATAATAACTACCAGCATTCATCAGTTCATCTATTCCTTCTGGTTTGGGTGCCTGTCCGGCTGGTCCCAAACCATATCGGTGTGCTGATGTAATATATTCAATTTGCTCTCTAAATGTTCGATTCTGAGAAAACAATTTTTCAAAATTACTTCCTCTAGAAACATGATAATGTCCTGCTAAATCTGCACCTGTATTATAATTTCCTTGATTTCTTTGATGTACCTCAGAACCTTCTCTCAGAAAAGCATCTAATGTTCCTCTTCTTGGGAGAGAAATTCCTGCAAGGTTTAAATGTAAATAAACATCAGCATCGTCCGGAGCATCTTTGATGTGTTCAGTAAAATAAAACTTCTGAAGGGGAATCATATCAATATCACCAAGCATCCAAGTTGTATCTGGTTCTGTTTTAGGAAAATCATATTTAGACCATGTAATTTGAATAACTTTTGGTAGATCCTCTATGAACTCCCGTTCAATTATATTACCATATTCTTCTGTCATGTTGGTATTTTCTTTTTTACCATACAACAAGCAAACTGGTTCTATTCCTAATGCTTCTTTATAAATCTTGGATTGAATGTTCCAAAATCCGCTATATTCTTCCGATGTGGAAAATAACACCTTATCAATTTTCATTTGAATTCTCCAAACGGGGATCTTCACCTACAGCAATCCACGGAAGGTGTGTACCTTGCCATATGTCTAATTCCTTATTGTAATATGGTCCTCCCCTAAAGGTATGCATAAAGAGTTTAACTTTATTTTTCACAAAACCTGGTTTTAAAAATTCCATCATTCCTCTAAAAGAACTTTCCATTACATGAATTTCTTTTGCATTTTCTAATAATTTTCCAAAATGAAAAATACTCTCTGAAATATCATTTCTAACAATTTTAAATTTTGTTCCGACTTCTTCATTAGTTATTGCATAACCGCCAACAAGTTCTGTTCTACTAGGGTCATCATGAACAAAAATATAATCTTCCCCTTCTGGCGTTAATTTCTTATAAACCCTTTCTTCTTCTTCCATGTCCCTTTCCCAATAACAAGAATCAAATCTCTCAGAATATGGCATACCAATCAGTTCATAAAATATTATATCACAAGGCACTGGACCAATATCATTACTATAATCTCTATACTTTTCATGACCAACACTCAGATATATGTCTTGTGTTGCATCCGCCCTTTCTTGTAAGATTTCCGCTATTACATGCTTTTCATCGCCACGAAGGACTCGTTCATCCTTTTCATCAACTCCTATTATTTTAATTTTAGGATTATCTCTATACATCCATTCAACCATTTCTTTGAAAGGATTCTTAGAAAAAACAAAAACAGATTCGTAATCTCCATCTGCTAAAAGTTTTCTTACCATACCATTCATATGAATCATATCACCTAAACCCATATGGTGGTAGATATATAAATCAGCCATTTGTCACCTCGTTTACAATTGTAGTTATTGTATTAATATCTGTTATCGATAATGAATGGTGGTTTGGAACATACAACCCACAATCATTTAATATGTCTGCATTTTTCAATTTAATTTCTCCATATTTTTTCTTCCAAAACGGTTGTCTTCCAATAGAACCACATACCAATGGTCTACATTCTACATTATTTTGCATCAATTTGCAAACTAACTCTTCTCTTTTTTGTGTTATAATAGGATAAGCAAAATTAGAAATATTTTTGTCTTTAACACTGGGCTTCCAGAAATTATTCTTAATCAAACTCTGGTAAAGACTAAAATTATCTTTTCTATTCTGTATTATACTATTTAATTTATTTATTTGAGATAATCCTATTCTTGCTTGTAAATCTGTTGCTCTTAAATTATACCCCTCCCAATAAAAAGAATATAATGCTTGAAAATCCTCCACCTCATATTTTTTTCTCAATTCAGTTTGTTTTTCAATTGGCAAATCTCTATCCCAACCATGACTTCGTATAGACCTTATAACATCGGCCAATTCATCATCATCAGTGCATATCATACCACCCTCTATTGTTGACATATGGTGACCAAAGTAAAAAGAAAAAGAACTACACAAACCAAAAGTTCCTGTCATTTTGCCCTCATATACAGAACCAACACTCTCACAACTATCTTCTATTAATATTACGCCATATTGTTCACATAATAAATTTATTTCCTTCATGTCACAAGGAAATCCCAAAACATGAACAATAATAAGAATTGAAGGGTCATATTCTTTAAAAAGTTTTTCTAATTGTTCTACATCAACCCCCAAATTGTTTAAATTGCAATCACATAAAATGGGGTCTAATCCACATTGAATCACTGGAGTTACAGTGGTTGCCCATGACACCGCTGGAACTACTACCCTATTATTTTTTAATATCCTTGATTGTTTAAGTGCGGATATGATTCCAAGATTTGCAGAAGAGCCAGAATTTACATAAATCGAATGCTTTACACCCAAAAAATTAGACCAAGAATTTTCAAACTCAACCGTCAAATTTCCCTTTGTTAATCTAGGGTTTGTTTTCAACCACCTGACAAGAATGTTTATATCATTCAAATCTATTGTATCTTCTACCAGTTTAATCATTTCAATTCCTCAATGAACGAAGAAACTAATTTGTCTTTGGAATAATTTTTGTCTACAATATTATAATAATAATTATTTGGCTTTACAAAGTTATCAATCTCTGTTTCTTCAATATATTCTTTTATATCCATATCAAAAGCATTTAATATATCAGTAAACAATTCTCTTACATTAATAGAATATCCTGACGCAAGAATAGAATCTACAACTGTATTTTTCGACCTATCTGCAATATAACTTGTATGAACTATCTCTTTTTCAAAATCTAAACACCTAACTTGAATTTTCTTTTTGTTTATAATAACATCATAAAGAGAAGAAAAAAGGAAGCCACCTTTTCTTTGTTTAGAATTAAAATTGCAAGGATAGTGAATTGTTACCTTATCAATTCCCTTTAAATGTTCTGTTATTTTTTCTTTTGAATTTAAATAATCTGTTTCTTTATAATTATAAAGACACGATAAACTATATTCACCACTATTCTCACTCCACAACATTGCTGTTGAATAAAATACAAATTCTTTACAATGGTCGTAAAGCCTGTCTACTACTTCTTTAGTCAAATCAAAATTGATTTTCATGAATGAATCAGAATTATCAATAAATGTTCTCTGTTCGGCAAAACAAATATATATCCTGTTCCACTTATTTTGGCATATAAACTCATATGGTATATTTCTAGCAGATACTTTTATACCATCTAGAAAATAACCAAGTTGAGAATTTTCACCCAAAATAAGATTATCCATTAGCATGTCCAGAATAATTTTTCACACTATCCTCTGTAAGACTCTTTTTGTTTACTATTGCATTATCCATCATTCTATTAATTGCTTGAATATATTGTGGTCTTTTCTTTTTAAAACAAATATCAATCTTTCTTTTTAAATCAGCAACTTCTGAATCTGTTGTAGAAAGACCTATCTTGTCTTCAAGCATCCATGTTCTAATATGAAGAATTATAGACTTTTCTATAACCTCTCCAATATTATCTGTTACTACTAAGTCATCTGGTAGTTCTGGCATACCACCTTCTTCTAAAACAATATTCACATAATCTGTAATGCATTTGTCAATAGTTTCACCAATCATATTTTCTTTGCCTTTCTTATTATTTGTATGTTGGAATAGAACTGCATACTTTCTATTGGATAATCACCCAATGGTGAAGCATTAAAATCCTTTAATTTGTAGATGTTTTCGTCCATTCCGGCAAGTGCTTCCATAATAAACTCATCAACAATATGTCTGCTCTTTCCTATATCATAGTTATCTCTGTCATTCTCTTCATAATCTTCTTCTGGAATATCAACAAATCCGCCCTCTCTATATCCTGGCCATCTCTTTATCGGATTTACCGTTCTAGTAACAAATGTATCCTCAAAAATATAATATCCACCAGGCTCTAAATATTTCCACATAGTTTTTAATGTTTGTATGATATGACTGCCAACATGAGAACCATCATCAAGAATAATTTTAAAGTTTCCTGCTTCTTCCCCTATAGACTCCATAAAATTGTCATCTATTTGACTTCCAATCTTAATCTTTGTTCTTGTTGTATTGTGCCTGTCACATGCCGGTTGTATGTCCACACCATAAATTGTTGCATTAGGAAAATATGTTTCCCACACCTTTAAAGAATGACCTGCACTAACTCCAATCTCAAGTATGTTACATTCTTCCTCTCTGAATTCGGAAAAATATTGTTCATATCTTTCAAGATGTCTAGTGCCCTGAAAGTGGTGTTTGTGTTTGTCTCCATCTCCAGGAATGGATTCTCCGATTTGTTGTAATGTTCTCATTATATTTTAACTCCCATTAAATGTGAGTATTTCTCTAGTTCTTCTTTTGTTAAATCGTGAACCTTTCCAATATAATCGTTGTCGTGATATTCTCCACATCCAGGGCATGGTGTTCTTGTACACCAAGATGGGGGACAATATAACCCACAACTTGAATCGCTACAGGTTTGTTTTTCTTTTATAGAATGCCATTCTGGAATTTCCTGTTCCCACCAACCTTCTCCCCGCAATCGTGGAATAGGAAATGGATGTTTTTCTTCTCCTCCAAATCCGTTTGGAAACCAATCATCGTGTACGAATGCTTTTGATTTTATTAAAGGATATATTTCATATTGTAAAAATATTTGGTCTACACCATGTTTATTAAATTCCTTCCTTTTTAGCATGTCAGAATCTTTTATTATATATTTTAGACGAGGCACTCCCCCTCTTTTAGTTCCCCACAGTCCACCACAGATTACCCAACCATGTTGACAGTTATCTCTCATAATGTGAACATCTTTATCACTAGCAATCCATTCTTCTACTGCTGCCTTGTCTCTAATATGCAACGGAGAATCAGTATCTCTAAAAATTGATACATCTACAGTTGGATCTGAAGTGGGATAAAATCTCCAAAACATTCCGTTCCATGATTCGTCTTCATCCATAAAAACAATTTCAACATTATCCCTTGAATTCAATTCTTCTATTATACCAGACGGAACCGTGGGCGCAACATAATAACGACAAATCCAGTCTGGCCATTCTTTTTTTGCTATATCGGCATTTAATACTGCACCAATAACATAAGTTGGATTATCGCCCCATAAACTAAAACTAATCACTTTTTTCATTTGATTCCTTATCATGTTTTGGATAATCCATATAAATGCATTCATCTCTTTGTCTTAAATATTCTGCTGATTCTTCATTTGGTGTGTCATCCTCAAAATAAATTTGACCTATAAAATCATTCCAATCCAACCTCATTGTTGGAAACCCAGTATTTTGTTCTTTGGTGCCTGGAACTATTTGTTCTTGAAACCTCCCAGACCATCCATTATACTGTGGAAAACTATCATGTATCCATGTATCATTTTTATATGATGTTCTATACACAACATTCCTTAAAAACTTCTGATCTATTCCATGATTATTATATAACGTCAACGGAATACAATCAAAACCTCCTTCTGATGTTTTTACTTTTTCTGCCATCAACCAATGTGCAATTACTTCTTTTATATGTTTTGGTTTTTCTAAACCTTGAGGTTCATATATTATCCTATAAATTATACTACAAAGTTCTTTTGTTCTACATCCCCACATTCCTCCCATAATTGGTTCACCATGCATGGGATGATCACGCATAATATGAACTGCCTTTCCGCTTTGCAACCATTCGTTTACTGCATGGGCATCTCTGTTGGTCAAACGACAATCAACATCTCTTGAAATCATAACACCAACTTCGGGATCTGTCATGGCATAAAACCTCCAAAACATCCCATCCCACCCCTCATCTTCTTCCATCATTATAACTTCTGTATTATCATATGTCTTCAATTGTTCAATAGTGCTATTTGGTGTAGAAGGTCCAATGTAATATCTACAGACCCAACCTTGAAAATGTATCTGTGCTGCTTCAGCATTTCGGATTGCACCAACATTGTAAAAAGGACTATCTCCCCACAGACTAAAACTAATTATATTTTTTGAAAAATTATTTTTCATGTGTGTGTCTTTGATCCTTCCTGACTCCAAAAATAATGATACATTATTTTATCATCAATTACAACTTCATTCTTCAATAGTCCCGAATCTAATAACCGATCACAATAATCACTGTCTTCTCCAAAATCTTGTTCGGGGAATCGTATCTGTTTTGCATATTCTGTTCTTACAGGATTCAAATGATTTACTGGTCTGTGTTGAATGCCAAATCCATCTTTATAATGACCACCATACTTGTTTGCATGTTTGAATATCATTGTTTGGTTTTCATCCACATAGTACATTCCGGCAAAACCGATACAATCTAAATCCTCATTTTCCTCTATTGTCTTTATGATCAAATCACAATATTCCTCATCTACAAGATCGTCATCATCGATAAAGCAAACATATTCACCAGTTGCTCTATCTAAAATTTCATTTCTTTTTTGACCGACAGATTTGTCGCCATTATCACTGTTAACAATAATCTCAATTTTAGATTTGTTCTCCTTTGACATATGCATACTCAAAAACGAAAGAAGTCTATTAAGAAGGGCTTTTCTTTCTTCATCTTCGAGAGTAAGAATTCCAATTGACAATAATTTTTTAGATTTATTTTTATTTTCAATTGCAACATCTATTTGTTCTTTAATTCTTTCTGCATAACTTCGTGCATATTCTGTTGCTCTCTTGTAATTTTCTTCAATATAAGGAAGCATAGTATCATATGTTTCAGGAGTTGTTTTATTTACCTTCTTAATAAGTTCCTGAACATCGTCACTCTCAATTATAATCATTCCTCTTGTATCAAAATAATCACTAATATTCTTGCAACCAAAATAAACTGGAACTGTTTTTGTTACCAAACAATCTATTAATTTTTCCGTAAAATAATCATCAACTGTACAATTTTCAATTGCAACACTAAATTGACTATTAAAAAGACTTTTCTTGTCGTCATTGGGTAGCATATCAATTTCATTGTCCGGTATGGGCATTCTGTTGCTACCATAAAATTTCAATGGAATTTTCAACCAATCTTTGTGTATCCATAAATGTTTTCTTAATTCATAACCATCCAAAGATCTATAGTGACTAGTACAGACAAAACTAAGTTCAAACTTCTTGTTGTCCCAAAGATCTTTCACATAATTTTCATCAAAAAAACCAAGTCCGTCTGGATGATCGATATGTCCCTTGTTTAACCAAGTTGAACCGTATGGAAACATAACTGCATTTGAACATTGCCTGACAATCGATTTGTCTGAGGTGAGAATGAGATCATATTGCTTATGATTAACAATTACAGCATCAATGTTTTCTCTATTTGGAGAATGATATGCCTCATTGGAATTCACATAAACTCTAAATGACGAAGGTTCTTCAAAATGAATTTGGTAGTGGGGATAATTAGGAACTGTTTCTGTAGAAATTCTTTGCATATTTGGACCAAAACGACAAACATGAATTTCAACAGGTTCATCAAAATCCAAAACTCCATTCTCAAAAAGATAATGTGCATGTAAACATGTTGCGGGTATTTTATTCATATTGTAACTTCCTCTTGATTATACCAAAGATTCGCTTCCTTCAATCTATTTATCTTATTTTCTTCACCTATGGTAAAGTTAACATGTACAACTGCTTCGTTTCCTGTTCTGCTGTGTGGTTCATTCCAATACAAATGACCATTTTTAACGAAAGTTGTAGGATACGTTGCCCATTTAATGTTATTCTCAAGAACGTTGTTCTTCAAAATTTCATATGTAATTTCTTGGTCATACATACATTCGCTCCCCATTTTACCATATTGATAACTCATTTCAAAAAACTTTTTAAACAATTCACGAACATTTTTTTTATTTTTTAAATACATAAATCCACTGCATATTTCCATAAAGGGGGAATCGCTCGCAAAATAGATATCAACTTCTGTATCTTTTTCTTTTATGTTTTCATCAACATCCACAATAAATTCTGTTGGGTCATCTAAAAAAACAACATCACAATCAGTATATACCAAAGAATCAGATTCTTGTAATTCACTCAACACTATTTGTATTTTTGCTTCTGTTATTCTTCTAAATTGGTTTCTTCCATATTCATGAAAACCTTTATCCAAACCAAGATCAAAAAACTTCACTTCACACTTGTAATTATTTTTTATGGTGTTGTATGATTCTTCATCCAAACAATGAACAACAATATCTTTTTCGATTCCAACATTTCTTGTACTTAGTAAAAAGTTTTCACAAAGTCTAACAGAACCGTTATTTGTGAATGTGATGTACTTCATAATATAACCTCTTCTGTTTTCTTTTTGTTGCGACTAGTAACATCTAACTGTGATATCTTTCTATAGAGCATATCATCTGGAGATTCTAGAAAGGTAACCTTGTGATAATTTGTTCTCATGTTAGGAATTCTCACTAAATATTCTGTATGTCCCCTCGGGTGGACTTCATAACTTTGATTAGAACTTTTTATATTTCTAGGGGGGCCCGTTACTTTTTCATTAAGTTTGTACAACAATTTTATGATTTCATCAACGCTATTGACTATGAACATACCACTCGTATCAAAATAATCACCAATATCGGGTGCGCCCATATAGATGGGAATTGTTCCTGTAACAAAACAATCTGTCAGTTTTTCTGTAAAATAGGAAGAACATATATCATTTTCTATAACAATTGAATATGCAAACCTTTCTAATCCTTTAAATTTGTTGTGCCATTTATCACTTCCCCCTTTAAGATGACAATTTTCTTCTTTTCCAAAAAGTTTACCTGTGATTGAACCAAAAACAAAAACTGCTGGATGTTTGGGGTACACGCCCCTCTCGACCGGATCACCAAATTCCTTTATCTTGTTATATAAATCGTGTCTCATTTGATGACCTTTAGTTGAATTCTTATTGGAAGATATAAAAGAAATACTTTGCTCCTTGTGGTGCATATCCCAATTTTCTTTCCACACCCAAGGTAAAGTGCTACCAGCAAAACAAAACTGAATTTTATCATGAAGTTCTACTAACTCCTTGTCACATGTAAAAATTACATCATATGCATCTATCATTTTTTGCAATGTTGGAGTTATACCATCAACCTTCAAATTTCCTTCTTCGTCCGTAGTGTATGATTTTAAAAAGGATGGAACGATACGGCGCGACTCACAGAGCCATGCACACTTCTTTGCTCTTCTTCTCTCTGTTTCTGCTCCGACTTCAATAGCACTATCAATCCACAATTCAACATCACCCTGAACATCTTCCCAAGAAAACATATTGGGTTTCATGTTGGAGCATGAAGACTGATGGGGTGAAAAAGGCATACCATAAATTTCCCACTTCATGCTTTGTTCCCCATTGACTGCCACTCAATCATATCTTCAGACATACCAAGTCTTCTCAAAGATTCTTTCTTTGACTCCACATCTGCGAGTCCCATTGTAATATAAGTGTTTTCGTTTGTGTGCCCTGGCCATATGCAATACTCGGGCCCAACAAATTTTATTTTCATGCTCTTAGCAAATGCAGGAATTAAAGCAAACAAAGGTTCGTGATCAAACACTCCTTTATTGTTTTCAAGAATATCATTTCCTGTGTGTATCCAAGTTTCAATAAATCTTTTTGCTTCTGACGTATTTCCAAAGTACAAAGGAGAAGCCTTCATTCCTGAAATTTGGCCGTTTGCAGTAGCAAACACCATATCAACTAATTCATCAAATGTATCAAACACATCTAGAGTCTTATGAATTCTGCTATCTATGTCCATCCACACTAAAGGTTCATTATACTCTTCTAATCTTTCTAATATATAAGCAGGTTTACTGAGACAATTCGCTTGATATGATCCTAACGACTTCTTTTCACGGATGTCATAAGGAACGCTCAACGACTCGCATTCTTGCTTCAGTCGTTTTGCATGATCGCTATAGTAGGTCGTGCCTTCTATGTCGCTATAAAAACTAATTATTTTTATTTTCATAATAAAAAATCCACACGTTATCTATTACCAATATGATACTTTGGTATCAACTCCCAATCACCTTTATCCTTATAAGATAAAATTTTTATCTGCTTGATACTTGCTCTGGGTTCATCTTCTTCTATAGGGTCAATTATATCCAACAACCCCCACTCTTCCAGAAGAACCGCAATTGTATTTCTTCTGCCTACATCATTTTCAGACATATTAGACTCCAATCCATCCAATTCAAATAATTCTTTAAAGTGCATGATTGAATACCTCCCCCTCTTATGGAGGATGTGACATGACTGGTATAATTTGTTTTCTTTTCTAGAAGAAACGCCTATTCGGGTAAGTGTTTCTTTCACCTTAAGAAAATCTTCTTGTGTGTCAAGGGTTATCTCTATACCTAAACCCTCAAAAATATCATCTTGTTCCATAACGATTATTCCTTTTTAGACACATTATATAGGAATTCACTTCTTTATGCCACCACCAGACAGGTATTCCTTCATTTCAGCAATATCGTCTGATGTAAACATGTCAATTACTTCTTTAGTCTTTGAATTTGAATATCCATAATATTTCTTCACTATGTTGAAATTATCATCCATTTCATTCTTCAACCATTTGCTGTACCTTTTCCGTTTTCGTATTACATTCAGATAATAATCAAATTGTATAC